TATCTATTAGGCTATTGGAGAAACGATGGCGTAACTACATGGCAAGATAGAAAAAAAGAGCAATGGATGATGCTTAATGGGACTAACACTGAAATTGAATTAAGTACATTTACACAAAGTAGTTCTATAAGGACTGCTATTGCTTGGGTATATACAGATTCAAGTTCATTAATGAGTATTTTTAGTGGAAGCATTGCAAATCTTGATAATGATTTAACAAGTGGGTTTACAAGGTGGTATACAGGAACTTCGGGTTGGCTTCAAGGAACTATTGATGTTAGAGGTGCTTGGACAATGGTCACATATCAGTTTGAACCGAATGGTTCTAATATGGATTTTAAAACTTATGTTGATGATACTCTTGATATAAATCTTACTCTTACTTCTAACTATACTAATGGAACTATAAAAAGATTAGGTTACAAGAATGGTCAAGGTCGTTTTTTTGACGGAGTAATAGCACAAGCGGGAAGTGTAGCATCTGCACTTACTCAAGCACAAATAACGGAAATATTTAATCTTGGCAGAAAAGGTAATTGGCTAACTACAGGACATGATTGGGAGTTTTATTACAATGGCAGTAACTACGCTACAGGAACAGATGGTATAGAAGATGCAAGTACATCTACTACAAGAGATGCTACAATAACAAATGGTGGTATTTCTGGAGGCAACGATGGTTCTGTACAAGGCACACCAGACTCAATTACAATTCGTGAGGGATTAACCTCGGGAAAAGATGGATTAGGATTTCCGTTAACAAATCCAAGTAGCAATGTGGTAAGGTTAAATGGTGTTAATGAGTATGTAACAGTACCTCATACTAAAAGTTTAGTAGTAAGCGAACAACTTACATTAGAGTGTTGGGCAAAGTTAGATAGAGTAACACCATCTCAAGACAATACTATGATTTCTAAATATAATGAGTCAGGCGATAGCGGTAGAGAATATGCTTTAATTTTTATATCTGATAAAAGACCACAATTTAAAATATCAAGTGCGGGTTCATCAAGTACGCAAAAAACATTAAGAGCAGATAATGCTATATCAAATGGCAATCTATGGCATCATTATGCAGTTACTTTTGCAAGTGGTGCAATGAAAATGTATATAGACGGAAGTGAAGTGTCAGCATCTACAAGTGGAGCAACTGTCACATCTATTAAACAAGATGGAACTGCAAATGTAGTTCTTGGATGCGTTAGTACGTCAAGTACACCAAGATGGTTTTTTGGTGGATTGCTTGATGAAGCAAAAGTCTATAATCGCACATTATCAGCAGATGAAATAAGCAAAAACTATAAACACCAAAAAGGTAAGCATAAAAATGACTAATACATATTTAATATTAACCAAAGCAGTATATGAGGGTAAGCTACCAAGCAAACTCAAAACTGCGGATAGATTGTCTTGGAATGAGTACACTTATAAAGATGTAGAGAAGACTGCTACACGACAAGTTGACAAATATTCTTACTACCCATCAGATGATAATACAAAAGCAGAGATAAAAGCGTATATGGATGATTGTGATGTGGATTATTCTTCAAGCGATACCAAAGCAGAGTTACTTGAAAAACTCATGTTAGAACCTCATTCTGTCCCTAAAAAAGATGAAGAGTACACATACACAGAGCAAGAAGTAGATAAAACCACATTACAAAACCCAAGTTGGCAAGAGTGTGCGTTCAAACAAGGTAAACTTGGTGCTCCAAGATGGAACAGTGATAATACAAAGGTTCTTGTTAAATATGAATTATCTATCGCTGATGGAACTCTAGACCAAGTCAAGGGAGTTAGTGGTATTACGGCTCTATCTCATAGTGAATGTTTAGCTGAAATGAAAAAGGATGAATGGGTTGGGGAATAGAGGCAACTCTTTGGCTGAGTTTGCAGTTACCATGGCTATCATGGCTACTTTGGCTACTACCGCAGCTCCTGCTTATAGCCGTATCGGTGAGGGAGCTAAAGCAAAGCAAACAAAAGCAAATTTAGAAAAAATTACTAAAGCGTCTACGATGTGGTACAATCAACAAGTTGAAGAATATGGAATGGGTAAGTTTCCATCTCAACCACATCGGACAGTTAGTGTAGGCGAAGTTATTGATTATAATGGCAATCGTAGAATAGAGACAGACGAGATACTTAATGGTGTTTATGTTCCTGTGTTTAGTGACACTAGCTTTTTACATCTTTTTGATAATGACACAATTAAGTCACCTTATCAAGAAGGCAGATATTTATATGCAATTATTGGTGGTTCTGGAACAGGAAATACTATTGTGTCTCCTATCTTTGTTGTTATTGATGCAGAGAATCCTGAAGACTTTCATAAGTACTACAAACCATGAGTGATGAGAAAACGTACAGATCATATGGCATGGCAAAGATTGATGACAACTTTCGTATTAGTCTTAACATTAAGTGGCTTGGGCAGATTATTGTGGGAGTTGCTGTTATTGTGCTTGGCTACTTACGTATTGAAAATCGCATTGGAGAGCTTGAACGTAGAATGGAATCTGCTAATACCAGAATTGAAGAACTTGTCAGTAAGCATATAGAAGAAGAGGAAGTAAAAATAACACAAATGCAAGAACAATTGGAATGGTATCAAACAGAACTAAACTTAAATCCCTTATCCTGGGGAAAGAAAAAAAGGAAGAGAAAGTAGTCTTAACTGAAGATGACTTTAATCATATGTATTTTATTAATAGAGAATTACGGAGAACTAAATAATGCCAATGCCATTTCACTGCATGATTTGCGACAAGCCCTGTAGTAAACCATTTAATGGATTGTGTAAAAAGTGTCAAGCTGATGAAATAACAGGATGGGAAAGTGAGGAAGAATAATGGACTTCTTAGCAATTTACCAAGAGGCTGGGATGATAGGCGTTGTGGGAGCGATGTTTGTATTTATGGTTTATTCAATGAACAAACGTGGAAATGAACAATCAAAAGCCTTACAAGACCTACAAATAGAAAATAAAGGACAAAGTGAAACACTTGAAAACATGGAAAGTATGGTTATTAAGCTTATTAACCGCTGGAATAAGAGTGACGACAAACTTGACAGAAAGTTTGATTCACTTACGAAGGAAATTAATGATTTGGACAATCAAGTTTCGGAAATAAAAGGAAGCTTGTCTAGAGTGAACGGAAAACATTAGGAGTAATTATGGCAACTAAAAAAGATTCAAGATTAAAAAGAGCAGGAGTAAGTGGCTTTAATAAGCCAAAAAGAACTCCTAGTCATCCTAAAAAATCTCATATAGTAGTAGCTAAAGTCGGTAGCAAAATAAAAACAATTCGTTTTGGTGAAAAAGGAGCTAAAACAGCAGGTAAGCCTAAAGCAGGTGAATCTGCAAGAATGAAGGCAAAGCGTAAATCTTTTAAAGCTCGTCACGGAAAAAACATAGCAAAAGGCAAAATGTCGGCTGCTTATTGGGCAGATAAGGTAAAGTGGTAATGGCTAAAAAAGTAAGTTGGATGTGGGGTGGTAAACGCTACTCAGGCACATTAATAAGAGAAACTAAAACGCATAAGTTTGCTAGAACACATAACGGTAAAACTAAAAAAATTAAAAAGTAATGGATAGTGTAAAAGTATCAACAGCAAGCCTATTTAACTATGGGTTATCTTTAACAGAGACAAGTACGCTACTGCAATGTATTGTAGCTGTAATGACAATTATTTATTTAGGATATAAAATAACAAATATAAGGAAACAGTAATATGGATTGGATGAATTGGGAAAACTTTGCTTACTTAATGGTAATTATACTTGGTGCTGTTGGCACTATGGTAGCCACTAAATATAGAATGGTTGTAAAAGAATTAAAAGAAGTTGCTAAAAAATATCATGAAGCATCTAAAGACGGTAAGATTACAAAAGCAGAGCAACAAGCTATTGCTAAAGAATGTATGGACGTTATGATGGCTGTAGTTAAGATGGTTTGGAGATTTTAATGCCAAAATTTGGTAAAAGGTCAAAAGAACGAATGAAAGGTATTAAGCCTGAATTAATTAATGTTCTTAATGAGCTTATAAAAATAATGGATGTTACTATAATTGAAGGATTAAGGACAGAAGAAAGACAAAAAGATCTTGTGGCACAAGGAAAATCAAAAACTAAATATAGTAAGCACTTAGAGGGGAAAGCCGTAGATTTAGCTCCTTACCCTATTGATTGGGAAGATAGAGAAAGATTTCACTATATGGGTGGAATGGCTCGCGGAATTGGAAAGCAACTTGGTGTAAATATTCGCTGGGGAGGAGACTGGGATAGTGATGGAGAAATTAAAGACAATAGTTTTGACGACTTAGTACACATAGAAATAAGAGGATAATGGCTAAATTATATTACAATATAA